TTTACTACTGCCTTTACAAAGGGCGTGAACCCTTGCTGGATGAGGACGGAAACGAAACGGGCGAATATACCATAGGGTATCAAAAGCCTGCAAAGCTGATGTGTAATGTATCCCCGGCAACGGGGTACGCACAAGCTACCATGTTCGGTAATTTAGAGTCCTATGATAAGGTTCTGGTTACTGATGATATGAGTTGCCCTATTGATGAAAATACTGTTCTGTTTGTGGATAGCAAGCCTGGTTACAATCAGGGAGTTCCCACTTACGATTACACGGTTCGCCGTGTGGCAAAATCTTTGAACAGTATCTCCTATGCGATTAGTAAGGTGAAGGTATCGTGAGCAAACGTGTGATTAAAGTAGAGTTATCCGAACAGAGTATTGAAAAAGCCATACGGGAACTCAATAACTACAAGAAGTGGTTGCAGGACTGCACGGAAAAGTTTCTTAAAGAACTGGCAGATGCAGGAGTTGAAATTGCAACTGCAAAATTCAGAGCAGCAGATTATGACGGAACCAATGATGTGAGTGTATCGGTGGAAAACCGGGACAAGAACAAAATTGCCGTTGTAGCTGTAGGTGGAGCGGTCTTGTTCATTGAGTTTGGTACTGGTATCAAATACCCGAATGACCATCCAGAAGCCGGGAAAAACGGTTTTACACACGGAGGTTACGGTCATCATCTTGGACGATTGCAAAACGGTTGGCGTTATCAGGGTGAACCCGGAACTCACGGTGAACGTGATGATGAACACCCTGGATATATCAAGACCAAGGGCAACAAAGCGAATATGTGTATGTATGAGACAATCAAAGAGTTGGAGGATAAATTTGAGGAAATAGCAAGGAGGGTTTACGTATGATTGATTGTGAAAATGAGGTTTATACCCGTATCGCAAAAATGCTGCGTGAGAAGTTTCCCGGTATCAGTGTAGCCGGGGAGTATGTGAAATCCCCTTCTACGTTTCCCCATGTGAGTATTACCCAAAGTGATAACCCGACTGTGAGTAGTCGGATTGACAGTAGCATGAAGGAAAATATGGTAAAACCCATGTTTGAGATCAATGTGTACTCCAATAAAACAGGGGGTAAGAAAACAGAGTGTAAGTCGATTGCAAAAGCGATTGACGATTTGCTTTTCTCCATGAATTTCACCAGACTGGCTTTTACGCCTGTTCCGAACTTGGAGGATGCAACTATTTATCGTATAACGTCCCGTTACCAAGTGGTGACGGATGGAAAACACTTTTATAGGAGGTAATTCAAAATGGCTACAAGTACGTATATGACTTTCCTTATGCACAAGAAGTCCACTACTTATGAGAAACTGTTGGACATTACGGAGTTCCCGGATATTGGGTCTGACCCTGAGTTGCTGGAAACTACAACTCTGTCTGACAAGATGCAGACTTTCATTCTGGGTATCCAGTCTAATGAGGGCTTGCAGTTCAACGCAAACTATGACCACACGGAGTACAAGGCTCTCAAAGCCCTTGAAGGCAAGACTGAGGGTTATGCTATCTGGTTCGGTGGTACAGAGGGTGACGACGGTACTGTAACTCCTACTGGTAGCGAAGGTAAGTTCTCCTTTGACGGTCAGCTTTCCGCTCATCCTACCAGCGGTGGTACTAACCAGGTGCGTGGTATGTCTATCACCATTGCACCGTCTACTGTGATCAGCTTTGAGTAAGAGCGGTCAACATATCATTATTTAAGATAAGGAGATAAGAGCAATGGCTAAACAGATTATTTTCACTTATGAGGACAAGGAATACACGCTGGAATATACCCGGCGTACAATCAAGCAGATGGAAGCCGAAGGGTTTGTTGCCAATGACATTGACAACCGCCCGATGACCCTTCTGCCTGCCCTGTTTGCGGGTGCTTTTAAGGCACACCACCGCTTTGTTAAACAGGAAGTGATCGACAAGATTTATGCGGCTATGCCCAATAAGGAAGATTTGATTGGCAAGTTGGCTGAAATGTACAACGAACCTATCATGTCTCTGATGGACGAGCCTGAGGATGCTGCGGGAAACGTGGAGTGGGTGACCTCTTGGTAACGGAGGGGTCATCTGATGATCACAATGGGGGCGGCGGTGCAAGCCGTCCGTCCCCTCTTTTGCGTTACGGTGAAAAGTTCGATGAACTGTGTCCGTATTATATGAGCCTTGGTATGTCCTATTCTGACTATTGGGATGGTGACGGTGCTATGGTGAAATATTACAGGCAAAAGGATGAATATGTCAGGGAAAGAGAAAACTTCAATCTCTGGCTGCAAGGTATGTATATTTATGAAGCGTTGTTGGATGTAAGCCCTGCACTTAGACCGTTTGCGAAAAATTCCAAACCTCAACCTTACCGTTCTGAGCCAGTACCTTTAAGTCAGCACAAGACTAAGGAACAAAAGGAACGGGAAAATCAGAGAAAGTTGAAAAACGGCAAGGAAGCTATGATGGCTATGATGGTTGAAATCAATAAACGCTTTGAAAAGACTGAATAATCAAAAATATAAAATCGTGGAAAGGAGGGAATAAACATGGCAATCGAACTTGAAGGTCTTGAATTTCAAGTGGAAGCGAAAGCTGATCAAGGTACTAAGGGTATTGAAAAACTTGCAGATACTATGACCCGGCTGAAAAAGGCTACCAAAGGTGGTGCAGGTCTTACCTCTACCATTAAGCAGATGGATAAGCTGAATAATGCACTGAGCAACTTTCATCCTGATAAACTTACAAGCCTGGGTAAAACCCTGGGTGCTTTGAAGGAAATGGGAGCAGTGAAGATTTCTGCTACTGTACCGAAGCGTATTGAGGAAATCGGTGCAGCATTGAAGTCTGTTAAGGATGAAGATGTGGAACGTATTGAACGTCTGGCTGATGCACTTGCAAACCTTAAAGCCAACTCCAAAATCAATATCAAGATCAACGGAGGAACTGCATCTGCTGGTGGTGCTGGGAACGGTCAAGGTTCTGGACAGACCCCGGCTGACAGTGGAGTAGAGACAGCACAAGGAACAACCAGTGCTTTCAAAAGTCTGGGTAATGTATTCCGTAGTGTATCTGGATATGTGTCTCAGTTTAGTAGGAACCTGATTTCTACAGTAGGCACACTGAAACAGACAGGCAAGGAAGCAGGAAGTTTCAGAGATATTTTTGCTTCTATGGGTCAAAGTTTTGGTTCTGCTCTTGCTGCAAAAGTAAAGACCTTTACTTCTGCTCTTGGGTCTGCGTTAGAGTCCGTAAAATCCTTTGGAAAGAGCATTTGGGATGCCCTAGTATCTGCACCCGGAAAAGCCATAAATGGAATTACTTCTCTTGGTAAATCTATAGGAGATTGGTTTGTTTCTATCCCGGAAAGAGCAGGGCAAGCTATTCAAAATTTGGGTTCTGCTATCGGAGATAAACTGAGTTCTGCTGGTCACTCTGCCCTTAACGGTCTTAAAAATTTAGGTGATGTTATCAAAGGTATTTTGGTGACTGCTCCTTCTGCTGCCGCAAGCGCAGTAAAAAATCTGGGTACTTCTATCAAGAATGGTCTGATGAGTATTCCCGGTATGGCAGTGAGTGGAATTAAGAACCTGGGTTCTGCTATCAAGGACGGGCTTATTTCTCTCCCTGGTGCTGCCGCAAATGGCATAAGAAATCTTGGTGCAGCGATTGGCTCTGGACTGGTTAGTGTTGCAGAAAAAGCCGTGAGCGGAGTTAAGCAGCTTGGTTCTGCTTTACTTTCTGGACTGAAAAACGGTGCTACCAAAGCGATGCAGGGTATCAAGAGTCTTGCTTCTACCATAGGAAAGAAACTGGTATCTGGGCTGAATAGTGCTAGAAAAGCTATTGGGAATTTTGGCTCCAATATCAAGAGCAAGATCACTTCTCCCATTAAGAACGCTACCAGTAAGTTAGGTTCTTTCCTGAGTAGTATTAAGCGAATTGCTATGTACCGTCTTATCCGTTCCTTTTTCTCTCAGCTTACCAATGCTATGAAAGAAGGAATTAGCAATCTCTACCAGTACAGTTCTCTCATGGGCGGTACTTTTAAGAGTAGCATGGACAGTCTGGCAACCAGCTTTCAGTATTTGAAGAACAGTTTAGGGGCTATGGTTTCTCCTATCCTTAATGCGATTGCCCCGGCTGTAGATTACCTTATTGACAAATTTGTAAATCTGCTCAATGTGGTCAATCAGTTCTTTGCGAAACTGACAGGTGCAAGTACCTATACTGCGGCTAAGAAGATCGCAACTACCTATGAGGATGCTGCGGATACTGCTTCTGGTGCAGCAAGTGAACTCAAAAAGTCCATTCTTGGATTTGATGAAATCAATGCTTTGACCAGTAATAGTGACTCTGGTTCTGGCAGTGGTAGTGGTTCTACAGACTATGGCTCCATGTTTGAGGATTTGCCTATTGATAGTACAATAGGTGATTTTACAGACCGTTTGAAGGAAGCCTTTGAGAACAGCGATTGGGAAACTTTAGGTACACTCCTGGGCGATAAGTTCAACGAAGTTGTTGATATGGTCAACTGGGAAGGTATTGGGACTACAATAGGCAGTGCTTTGAATGGTGCGGTGCAGACCGCTTATTATGCTCTAAAGACTGCTGACTTTACCAACCTTGGAACCAAGGTAGCCAGCTTGATCAATTCTGCAATGGAACAGATTGATGGAGAGTATATCGGTAGACTGTTTGTACGCAGTATTACCATTGGCTATGACTTTATGATCGGAGCAATTACCGGGATAGACTGGGGAAAAGTTGGAACGGTCATAGGGGATGCACTGACAGGAGCATTTGACGAAGTAACAGAATGGGTTGCAGGAATTGATTGGACGGAACTTGCGAACAACCTATGGGATGGTCTTAGTGCTTTCTTAACAGGTTTCAACGTATCGGAAGTAACGAACAGTTTCTTGACCATGCTTGATACTGCGACAACGGCGGCTGCGAACTTCATTAACACTTTGTTCCAGAGATTGGATGAAGCGTTTGCTAATAGTGATTGGGAGTCCCTGGGTACTACCATTGGAACTACTATAGGGACTAAGTTCAACAGTGTTGTCAATAAGCTGGACTTCTCTACAATCGGAAGGGATATAGGAAACCTTCTCAATGTTGCCGTTCAAACTGCTTGTTCCACTTTGGAAAGTACAGATTTCACCAACCTTGGAACCAAGGTAGCCAGCTTGATCAATGGTGCGTTTGAAACGCTAGACGGTACTAAGATAGGAAGTTTGCTGG